CGTCTTCGTCGCTTGCCAAGGATTTGAAGAAGTCGTCGTCATCGCTGTTTAGGACAGTCTCTTTCTTCTCTGCTCCCCGCGATTGTGTCGGCTTTTCAAATGGGGTTTCGGTTTCCTTAACTCCACTTGTCATTGCCTCAAGCTCTTTTTCTGCCTTGACATCTTCAATGCCGATGATAGAATTGAATTTCTTAGTCAGCTCTTCGAACGATTTGAAATGCACTGGAGAAACGATCTCTTGAAGATCAGTCATTTCCTCGAGAATAGCCTCCAACTTCTTTTCATCTCCGCCGAACAAGTCCTCTGCTGGAGATACCTCGGACAGATCATAGTTACGATAACCTTCGACCTTCCGAATCTTCAACTTCATAATACATCCGTCGAAGAAAGCAAACGGATCTCGTGGCTCTTCGCCAAACTCTGCTGGGGGATCCATTGCCAATTTCAGCTTGTCAAAGATTTTAGCACCGAACTTGAACTTGAATACCTTGCCTTCACATTCGGGTTTCTTTGCATCAGTGATGACAATAATGTTCGCAATATAACTCATCTTACGTTTGCGTTCGCGAGCAACTACTTTATCCGATTCGATGCCAGAATTCCACAGAATAGAATTCTCTACACAAACTGGACATTCTTGGTTTAACGTAGTCGGACAGTGCTCGATAAACCATTTCCCCTTAGGTCCTTTGAACCCATGGGAATACATCTTTACGAACGGCAGACCGTCTTCTGTTTTTGCTGGAAGAAAACGAATCTTTGCAAAGCCGTTGCCGTTCTCGTCTACTGTTGGTTGCCAAAATCCTTCGTCGTCCTTTGCAAACTTGCCTGCGGCTGCTTCTTCGGCAACATTCTTTTTCAACTTGTCTAGTAGGGACGATGATTTGTTTTTCTTTAGTGCGCTTAAATTTATAGCTGTCATGTTTCGGGTCTTCCTTATGGTTTGGGTCTTACAATTAGTTTTGGGTCTTGCTGTGTATTTAGTTCAATTTTAGCAGCAATGTATCCGACGTGAGTCGGCTTGAGATGGTTCCTTCGACTGACGTAATTGAATCAAAAATCTTCTTCAATTCAGATACCGATTTGTTGACAATTTCCTTCACAAAGAGATCTGGTTTCCGAATGGTTTTCCACAACGACTTTTCCAAGTCATATCCACGAATAGACGTTCCAGAAACTGTTAATCCAGCTGGTTCGGTTGAAACGAAGAATCCAAACTTACGACGGACGACGTCATAAACCCACAGTTGACGAGAGCCAACAATTCTAATTGGGTTCACTGATTGAATGGTGAATTCTTCGTTCTTCTCCAAATAATTCAGCTTCTGAACAACCTTTGCGGCGTTCACTTTTTTGACCACTGGGGCCTTGACTCGAGTTTTACGAGTCGCATGAACGAATGAGGAAATTCGTTCTTTTAGTTTTTTCATTTCCGATTTCAGTGTTTTTGCAGTCGTTTGGTTATATTGATCTTCGTTCTCCTTAATATCTAACAGAAGAGATTCAATTTGCTTAACACCTTCTGCCAACGACTTTGCATCGTGGCCATTTACATCGATTTTAATTGGCTTGTTAAGCACCAATCCATCGATGAAATATTCCAATTCTTCGAGGAAGAGATTGGGTTTGGGTTGAACAACCCGAGCTGGTTTAACTTCTACTTCTACTTCGTCCACTTCTTTATAATTTGCTGCCAATGATTCCAACCGATTCTTCATCTTCTCTAGATCGGAATCCATCAAATCAAACCCACGGTCTTTGATCCGCAATACAAATCCAATATTCTTGAACTCGTCGCGATGAACCTTTTGTAGGGTTGAAACAATTTGTGGAAGCTCTTTCTTCGCGAACCAAATTGAATACGTTTTGCTATCGTCTTGAGAAGCAGTTGCCGCATAAAAATTCAGTGCTTTTATGAGCTCCAACCGATACTCGGATGTCTGAATATGGTTAGTCCATGTTGGCTCAACACCAGTTCCAAGCAACTGAACTGCTAACTGTTTTTCTCGATTACCAATCTTTGCCATTTTCTTCTCCTTCGTCGCTGTTTAACCACATCATGAACAAATTATATAATAAGACCGGAAGAATGTCAAGGCTAAAACCATGGCAATTTGTATTTTTCACAGAAATGTTCCAGGAAAGCAACAGAAACTCCAAGATGTACCGCTAAACCTTCTTTTGTCCTGTGATCGTCGAACATTGAAAGCCACTTGTCGAGGTCAATCAATCTCGTAACAATTTCGGTCTCAAGATTCAGCAGACAAATTCGGTATTGGTCTTCTATCATCTTCTCGGTGATGTCGCAGTTAATCGTCATTTTCTGTCTCCCGTTGAACAGCAAAATCACCGAACAAAACTGGCCACCGTTTGGCAAATTCGTCACCAAGCGGAATCATGATCTGTCGAATTTGTGGATGTGCGTCTCGATGTGTCCTAAGACGCAAAACGTGTCGCCATTCTCTAACATTAGCAGTCATCTGAACTTCTGTCTTGGTGCTGTTCGGAAGAACGGACCGAGCTTCCTGGGGACTTGCTCCAGCCTCTAGCATTGCAAAATAAGTTTCTTCCGCAAAGTTCATTCCAATCTGCCACAACACACGACATTCTGGCGAAGAATTCGGGAATGCTCCAAACAGATCAATGACAGTGATTTCATTTCCGAACTTTTCTTTTCCGTAATTGCAATACCGCGTCGACTCTTGACTATACGCGGCTAACCGATGTCGCACTAATTCGTGGGACACTCCACGATCAGTCACGAACTTCACAGTGATTACACCGTGCTCTAATACGCTTTCGTGTTTCATATTCATTAGCCGAGAGATCAGTGCTTCGTCTGACCCCGGACACATTTTGTCTTCACTTTTGTAACAGACTCGACCGCCGAGTTCGATGTTTCGAAGCAAATCGTTGTGGTCAATGATTTCGAATGATGGTTGAATTACTCGCACAGTTTAACTCCATTGATGATTTTAGAAAATTTTTCGTTTGCTACTTTCAAAGAAACATATGATCCTTTAGGATCAACTCTATTTCGATCGACCTGTTCAATTTGATATTCTTTTGAATGATCAAAAATATCTTCAATCTCAACAATCCTTAGAAATAGATTCTTGCTTGAATGAACGCGAACGACATGTCGATTTGCTAGCATTTGAACCTCAAGTAATAATTTACTTTAAAATCAATAAGTTAAGTCATTTTCTTCAAGTAAACTTTATACTTTAAAATCAATGACTTACTCGTTTTGGCATGTTTACGACGTCTTTTTTAATGTTTTAGCTATCCTAGCTCGTTTTTATATGCGCAATCTCAGCCATTTGTCTTTTCGTACATTGCACCCTTAGCCAAGCCCTCAGAAACGTATATAGACGAGATTTTGTTTACATCCAGCCCGTCTGTCAAGCATTCGGCCTTTATTTGTTCTACAAAAAAGTCGGTAAGGTTTTCAACTGTGGTTTCAGTGTCAACGATTTGGTATTTTGCGTCGTCCGAAATAATCTTAATTTGAATAGTTCCACGACACTTGCTATCATATGTGATAGTCTTTGATAATTCATCCCAGTTGCTCGACCAAATGAACATTGTGTTGTCAAATTTATCTACAACCTTTTGAATTGTTTTTCCGAACTCAACTAATTCATCGTTTGAAATGGAATCGATTACAACCGTCAAATAAGACAGATGACCATGTAAAGTCTGACATCCAAACGAAGAAGAGTTCTTCAAGCCATGGGTATAGGAGAAATAAAATACGTTTCTATTATTTTGACCAGGCATTCCTTCGATGTCAATTGTGTTGAAACATTTAATCTTAAGAGTTGGGTTTAATACATTCAGATATTCTTCCAGTGCGATTGTGAAGGTATCAAACGAATTCTTTTCGAGATCTTCTTCGATGAACCGAACCCCATTATCTGGAACTCTGATCTCAAACATCTTCGTTTTAATAACATAGATATGTCCAACTAACTTCGTCGAAACAACACCAGATCGATTAGAAATGATTAACTTATGGTCAAACCCAGTCTCTTTGTCGTCGATCTGACTCTTCAATTTCTTTTTAATTGAAGAAAAATCTTCGACAACTTGTTCTTCATTGTCGGTTGATCCAGAGACGGTGAATTTTGGGTTAAATGAAGCTCCCAAAACATTTCCGTCTTCTGTAATAAAAGCACAATCAATGGTAGTAACCTGACCTAACCACATCGTCGAAGTGTTCATTTGTAAATCCCTTTGTAAAATTGTAGTATAGTCAACTACCACGCCCTAAAGGACGCGGCTTGCCCACTCCCATGACCAACCAGCATTGTACTGGATCTCTCGATTTTACTAGTCATTTTCTGTAGGGCCACTGGGATTTCTCCCAAGTCGCCTATTGCATGCGACTATTCTAGTTACTTTGACAAAATCATTTCACTAGGTAAAATGTAATAACTTGGTTCTCGTCATTACATGATTATTTAATCACGCCTTATATCCTTGACATAAAGGCCAGGGTTTTACGACGCTATTTGGATAATATATTAGTGAAACCATTTTGTCAAGTGCTTTGACAAAATTATTTCGTCAAAGGGGAGCAGGCAAGCCATGTCCTTTAGGACGCAACAGTTGACCAAGTCTTAAAAGAAATCATCGATGCTATATCGTTTTTCAGCCGACCAATTGATGGTAGACAGAATGTTGTTAATCGGACTCATGAATGCTTTTTCCCATTGAAGTTCCTTGTCAATATACTGGACCAAATCGGGTGGCATTTTATCGACAAAAGCAAACGCATTCTCTCGCATTGGATTCGGAACTTTCATATAGAAAAACTTGATCTTCTCCCCTTCTCCAACCAATCTGAACTCTGATTCCAATTTAGAATCGGTGACATACTTATTATACATCAATGCTGCTCGAACGTGAAACGGTGTTCCTCCCCTATAAATTGAATTTTTGTCACTATACTTTTCCAAGTTATTAGCAGTTCTTGGAAAGGCAATCTGCTCTGGGGGAAAATTCATGAATTCATTTTTACACTGTTTGATAAATTCTTGCAGATCAGATTCGGTGCTCAATAAGCATTTCTGTAGAGCAGTCTTTAAAGTTTTTCTACATACAGTTGGAGTGCTCGCCCGATTAACTTCGATTCCAGTTACTGAAATCTGTGGCTCGTCATATACAACACCTTCATTATAAAGATAGGCAAGAACATATCGCTTCTTCCCTCTCCAAATTGCGGACTGACAAATCTTTTCAATCTTAAATGCAAATGCATTCTCGTAACAATTTAGGCCGTCGAATATTTCCTTACATGCCGCATCTACTACCTGTTGAAGTTTTTGGTTGACGAATTTCTCGATGGCGATAGCAATTTTGTTTGCATTAGATAAAATTGATTCTGGGAATAGTTTTGTAACTATTTGATTTAAATCGAGATATAAGGAATTGTGCACTAAAATGTTGTTAGCAAAAAAGTTATGACATTCATCCACTTCGATATCATATACCCAATCTTCAACGATTCCCAACGACTCAATCTTAAAATCTGTTTCTTCTTTCATCGATGTTTCTTTAAGTTTTATGAATTTGTCCGATGATAGTACATCTTTTGGTTTAACGGAAATTATTTCCCCGTCTCGCTTAACAATCAAAGAATGGTCGGAGGTACAAATAATAGAATCTTTTCCCACGGTTATTTTAAACATCTCTTTCTTTACTTTATGTTTCATAACATAGTTGATTGGTCTATATACTTGGTTTCCTTCGGAATCGACGGCTGCTGCGTTCAATCCAACTTTAGACTTTACTATATTTCCGGTACTTGTTTTAATCTCGGGTGCATCTGTTTGATTAAAGATTTCCTCGATTGTCTTTTGGCAATTGTCTAGCTGAATTAACGACGATCCAGCGACAGAATCAGTATCGGTGTACGCGACAAAATCAATATCCTGTGTTTTCAGCAATTGATTCAAAAATTCGTTGACTCGATTGCCAACGTGACGAATCAACAACTGACCAGTCAACGTCGTTGCTTCTGCACACCTATTGTCAAAGTGTCTGAAGAAACGATTAGCAGTGGCGCCATAAAACGAATTCAACAACGTTTTTAATGCGTTTTGTTTATTATCTAACGCTGAAATTTCCAAATCCAGTTCTAACTTTCGCTTTTCGTCTGTCTCTTTTTGCTTTTCCTTTTTCTTCTCGATCATCAACTTTTTCGCATCTGCGCGTCCATTATATACTCGAGTTACGATCTTTCCGATATGACTTTGTTTACGCCGATAAAAAGATCCATTAGGAGCAAAAGACAAGTCATACTTCTTTAAAACTGCTTCAATCTTTTTAACGTTCTTTAACAAAGCATCGACAGAATGCATTAAATAGAATTCTCTGAGCTCCAATGGAAGAGCGTCATATTCGACGATTGTTTCGGACGAAATATTAACAGAACGAATATTAGATGGGTAAAGTGAGTTTGCATCGAGACTTACTACCCATTCATGTCGCCCAACAATTGGGTCTTTTACATATGCACCTTCAATTGAACTTGAATCGCTTGGAGGTGTGAAAACAGCATCGACAAAAATGTTTTCCCTTGCCAGCTCATTTTGAATAAAGAAATCCCATGTCTTAACTGGGCTAAACACATCCTCATAGTTCACTCCAGCCATATAGGCAACACTGATATGCTGACTTAGAAGTTTCTTTTTGTTTTCAATGTCTACAATTAGTTGAACGTCTATACAGTTATATTCGACGAACTTTTTCCAGTCTCGATCTTGAAATGCTTGGAATGATTCAAACTCGCTGTGATCTAGTTTGTTTGCACCAAGCACTTCGAACGCTATATCGTCAAGTTTATAACTTTCTCTTTCACCTGGAACATACTTCTTAAACAAGTCAAGATAATCAATGAG